CACATTGAGTTATATCCTGAAGAGGCCATTCTCTGTTTTGAACCGCCGCCACGTGGATTAACGGCCCACTGATCATACCAGCCGGTAATCGGAGTGTTGTGTGCTCCATCATTATTTACGTACACGTCACAGAAAGCGCGAGTGCCCTTCAATAGTAATGCTATCTGCTTTATCCGATACGCCATTTTCGTCTCCGCGCCAACGGTCCTCGTGTAAAGTTTTGCTCCAGTTACGTCTCCAGTTGCCGTTCTGCTATATTCTGAATATTTCGCGTAGAGCACCGAGACCGAGCCAGACCCCATGTTTGCATCGACCTTATCGATGCTCACGGCCTGCCCAGCGATTATGTTAGTCGTCACGCAGTTCGCCGCGAGCTTGTTCGTCTGAATCGTTCCGGCGAGAATCTTGTCGGCTGTCACCGAGTTTGCCGCAAGATGGTTGGCATTGATAACGCCCGCCTGTATCGCATCGGCGGATATGGCGTTCGCCGCGATGTGGTTCGCGTTTATTGCTGCCGAGTAAATTTTGTTTGCTATGATTGCACAGGACGCTATGGCGTTGGCGGTGACGGCATTTGCCGCGATGTTTATTGCCTGAATAGCATTTGCTGCTATAGCATTGGCAGTTACGGAGTTCGCCGCGATATGATTCGCAAGAATGTTATTCGCGGCTATGTGATTCGCAAGAATTTGATTGGCGGCTATATTGTTGGCCATAACACTGTTTGCCGCGAGTTGATTAACGGTTACACAATTTGCCGCAAGTTTATTGGTCGTGATATTAAAATCAACAATTTTGTTAGTTGTGACGGCATTATCGGCGACCTTTGTGTTGTCGACAGTGCCGCCGACCTTATTCGATGATAGGTTCAGGGTGCGGTTTGCTGCGAGGGCGCCGCTATCGAGATTGTTTAATTGCGACGTTCCAAGATATCGCATGGCGATCTGTCCACTCTTCAAAAGCTCCTCCCCAGAGTCTATGAGGAATGGGCCGTTGCCCGTGAGTTTCGTTATGTTTGTGATATATATTCGGGTGCGTTCGCCGTTCTGACTGTCGACCCAGCGTTCAATTTCATATATGCGATAGTCGGAGTCAACTCCATAATCTGAATCTTCAACGTGAACAGTATCATAGATATCATAAGCTGCGCCCGAGTATGTATCTATGGCTTCAAATACTCCCGTTATGACATCATTCTGAAAATCGGCAAGGAGGGCGGCGGCCATCAGGCCACAGGTTGTATTGTCTATCAGGTTCTTGCGATTGATTTTCCTTATGGACGTTCCTGAACCCGCGATGCCGTATGCCTGGAAGTCGCCCTCAAGTCCACCATTGACAACGACCTTCGTGACCTTGTTTAGTTGGTTGACGAAGGGCGGCTTGATCCATTTAGTAATTAATCCCTTTCCGAATAGGATCGTTGATGATGCCGGCGTTTCGCCTCGGTCGGTGCCACACTGGAGTTTGAAATCAAGTTTGCTGTCTGGGCGAACGTAAACTTCCCAGCCGATGACCGTCGCGACTTCGTTGATAGCCTGGGTTCTCGTCCAGATATCATAGGTATTTGTGCCGAACTCCAGCGCGACGCTTGATCCGTAGGTGTTTAAGGTGCCTTGGTCCAATGGACTTTCAAATATCTGATCTTCAATCATCAGGCGGGGGTCTTCGTTCAGGGTGCGTGCCGACGCCTCCATATCATCGAGTCCCTTTATGTCGGTAAGGCATTGGAGGACCATCTCGATGCCCTCGTCGCCTTTCTTGGGGGTGACGGCCCATAACTTGCCGTGTGTCACCGCCGCGCCGTTGCGATAGATGGTCACGTCTTCGCCGCCAACGAAGGCAGTGACCCAGAAGGGGAGCACCACCTCGAAGGGCCGCCTCTCAAATTTGTATCCGCGTTTATAATAGAGGGATTTGATGGGTCGGGAGATGGTTCCCACGACGACCGCATATTTATCAAGGGCGCTTATCATGGCGGTGCCCAGCTATCCAGTATTGCAAACATTTGCGTGATTAGGTCGTCGGCATTCGCGGGGTTGTTGACCGTCACGTTCAGGTTGCCGGATATAACGTACTGTCTCTTCTGCTCCTCTGTCATGCCCGCTATGATGTTCTCGCGCCACTTTGTGAACTGCTCAAGTTCGGAGACGGTCTTCCCGGTTCCTGCCTCGGTGTATCCCGCCTCCCAGGGCGCGTTTTGTGGGTGAAATGGCGTTTCAATATGCGTGCCGGCGGCGAGTGTCTGATAGCCGATGATGTCCGGGGCGGTCATGCCTAAGACCGCTGCGCCGCCTACCAATGCAGCGGCACCGGCACCGAGCGCACCGCCTGCGGCGATGGCCCCCGTGAGCGTTCCGACCGCTGCGCTGGCTGCACCACATGCGGCGGCATAGGCGTTTGTTGCCAGCGTTGCGGCGGCTGCGACGCCGGGTATCTTGGCAAGGCCGCCGATCATTTCCGAGAAGGTGAGGCCATCGGTTAATACCTTCACATTCCGAATGTGCATCGCAAGGTCGAAGACCTTCGGAATCACGCCGACGAGGTTCAGTCCCATAGCAAGATACTGAAGGTTCTGCTGTTCCTGCGCCCTGCTTAAGTCTTGAGTATCGTCAGCGACCTTCTTCTTGAGCCTGGTCTCTTCCTGCATCAGTGCCTGAGCGTAAACGCTATCCGAGCCTAAGTCGGCTGTGACCTTACGCAGCCGGTCTTGAATGACAACGAGGCTTGTTTGTGAATCAGACAGATCGCGGGTCTGGGTTTGTAGTCGAATCTGGGCGAGGGTCCATGAATTGTAAACGTTCAGAAGCGTCGAGCCGATACTTCCAATCGCCTGAAGCCCACGCATGGCCTCAAGTGTCGCCGCGTATTGGTCACGAAACTCTGTACGTACAAGGGTAATGGCGCGGCGCTGAGTCAGCAGAGAATCACTATATTGGCCCATAACCAGGTTCGCTTCCTTGACGCCCATCGTGCCGTTGCGAAGTTCCTGATATACTCGGGCGATCTCGGCTGACGCCGTGCCTGCCCCGGTGACTTGCGGGGTGATTCCGATTTGAGTGTTTACAGCCGTTTTATCTTCCCTCCGACCATGCCGTTATTTCCTGCTGACAGAGTTCCCTCATCCTGAAAAATGCCTCCCAGATTGGGGGTCGCCAGAACGGGCGAGCCTCCATCTTCGAGGTTCCGAACTCGACGAAGACCGCGTATTCTGCCTGGGGTCCAGCGATCATGTAAAGCTCGGCCTGATTTTCCTCGATGACCATAATAGAGTCGCGGAGATTGCCCGTCTTTATAGGGACTAGGGCGAACTTGGCGATGACTATCGCCCTGTTGACTTCTGCGTTGAGTATGACCCAGAGGCGGTCGAGGAGGTTCTGGTAGCGCTCGGGTGCGAATCGTAACAGGGCTTCCCAATCGTCGAGCTTCCATTCGATTACAAATGGCTCGCTCATCGATTTTCCCTCCCAAGCATTAGGGCAATTATTGCCTCGTTTACCTTCATGCGTCCAATCTCCGACCAGTTCCATCCGTAGAGTGCCTGTAGGCTCTCTTTGAGCATCAGCATCTCCCACGGGGCCTGTCCCTCCTTCGAGTCTGCCGCGAGCAGGCGTTCGGCGCGATCTATCCGCTCTTTGGTGGTGATTCCGCCCCGCTTTCGGGCGATGAGGAAGGCGAGCTTTCTAAAGGGACCGCCCTCCAGCTCACTATCCCGAACAGCGCGTAGCCATCCGCCGCTGAGAGTCTTTCGAGGACGCTTTCTGGTATCTTCGGGATTGCGGCTTTGATTGTGTTTTTGACGCTTAGGCGTTTCGATGTATAAGGTATCCCGCCCTTGAATATCGTGCTGTCGTCCTCGATGGCGAGGGCCTCATCGATTGTCCAACTGGTAGGGTCTTTGAACTCGTACCTCTTTCCGTCGATGCCGACGTGAGATTTATCGATCAGTTCGATCATCCGTGAGCCGTCCTTGCCAGCGTTGCAAACCTTCCTTGCAGCTTGAGGTTGAGTAGGTCTATCTCCCTGACGGGAATCTCTGATCCGTCAAGCCAGTAGCCAGTCGTTAGGGCGAAGATGCTGCCGCCTGCGGCATTGGGTATCTCGAAGGTGAGTTTGGTCTTCGTCACGTCGATGAAGTGCTCGAACTCGGTTTTGCTGTCGAAGTCGATGCTCAGTTCCGCCTCAAAGTATCGCTCCTTTGGAACGAACTCGCGGTAGAGGGTCGGCGTTGTGCTGTCTACGCCCCGCTTATCCAGCGTCCGCGCAATCGTGAACCTGAAGCTGTTTACTCTGCTAAGTATAGTTGCCGGAGTTGCCGGGTCGTATAGAACGTCGCAATCGCCGAAACCTATTGCTGCTGACGTGGGGTTATTCTGTGCGGTTGCGCTTCCCGACACAGGGTTGGTTGTGCCATAATCATCATATTGCGCGATGCCATGGAGGTTCATCTGGACAATCGATTCGGGGTTACGCCCGACGATCTCGACCTTATCCAGCATACAGCCCTTGAGCCAGAAGAACTCATCGGTCGCGAGGTCGTGCTGCGCTCTAAGGCTGAAGGTCTCAAGCGTGTTGTCGGGCGACCCATCGGCCCCCGATGCCATCTCAATTATATATTGCATTATTGTGTAGGGGTCGTATGCCGGGGTCGTCTGCTTCTTGTGAAGCTCAACCTCGATGTTGAACTCAGCCCATTTTTTTACGAGAAGCCTGTCGCTCTCGTTCTGCCTGCCTATCCCCACAATCGGAAGGTTGTTCCGATGCGGTATGACTTGCAGGTTTTTCACGTTGTATATTGGCAACCAGGTCCCGGTAGTCGGAGTTGAACCGGGGGTTCCCTCCGTTATCGCGTGGACGCTGGGCCAGTTCCATGCTCCTGATTGAACCATTTTTTACTCCTCAGTTATACACGTTACCTGGACCTGCGTTCTGAGAACGTGGTTCTCCGGTTCGTTTAGGCAGGTCTCACCACTGACATACGCAAACTGAACGCCGGTCAAGCTCGTCTGATCCGCCTTGATTATCCTGACGATCTCGGCGACCAGGCTCTCCATGTTGTCCTCGAAGCCCTCGAACTTTGACTCGTCCCAGAATTGAGGCTTGAACCAGACATCACACGTCAGGATGTGGTTGACCTTCGCGCGGGCGAGGCTGTGTTTGAGGCGTGGGGCGGTGAGGCGTTTGACTTCTATGCTTATGTTCTTTGACTTGAATCTCAGCGCTGGGTCGGATGGGGCGAAGCTCCTGAACTCTATCTTTGCATCGTCTAGGTCGTCCGTTAAGCTCCAATCCGCAGATAGGTCGTCCTTAACTGTGTGCGCGATTCCCATTACGATTCATCCGGTAATTTTGTGTAAGGTGGCCCTCTGGTGCGAGTCTGCACGCCCTGGTATTTCTTGTGCCTGACGTACAGAGTCATCTGCTCCTGCGCTTCGACCTTCCAAGATTCGGCGAGTTCTGGGTTTCGAGACTTGAGCATTATATAGGCCGCATAGTTCGCCGATGCCTCTTTGAGAATCTGGTCGGTGCCGCCAGTCGTTAATCCTTCGGCGGTAAGGACACCATCGACGAACGTGTCGCCGGTCGTTATGGCGGCGGCGATTTCCGTGTTGACTAAATCGTCGGTGATTCCGCAACGATACTTGACCATAGTTGCTGTTGCGTATGCCATTTGGGTCGATAAACGATACGTGATAATTAATATTTAAAGAATTCTTACATGTAAAATATATACAATAAATAATAATTAATTAATATTAAGTTATGAATGTAGGGCTTCTTTATATACATTTCAAGTCAAGCGATGATTCGGGCAAACGTTGAAACGAAAATCAAATAGTATAGCATTCGTGCCAGCTCAGGACTCGTTGAAGCGACTCATGTGGGATTATTTTGGAATCGAGATGCCAAACGAGGCGATGGGCTGGTGCGGCGAAGCCATCATCAAGCTGCTGCCCTCGGTTGAAATTTATATCGACAATATTGCACGAAGCACAGCCGCCTATCTTCGTGCCCGAAACAATCTGAATGAAGACGAGTTCATCAAGCATGTCATGTTCGCCATAGACTCGACTGTCCTCCACGAGATGATTCACGCGATGGGGGAGACCCTCGATGAGGAGGGCGTTGAGGCGATGTGCGATGCGGTTTACGCCTTCCTGAACGCGAATATGGTTTGGAAGAGTATCGCCTGCCCGCTGAAGAGTGGGCCGATAGCCTGGGAGACCTGCATGGCGTGCAACGACCACGACAAGGCGCCCGAATGTCCACTACAGCAGATTCGCATCGACGCCTATCCAAGACAGTTCCAGATCGGTCGCTACCATGTCTCGGAATTGTGGCGTGTCCGCAACGCATACTATGACCGCCGGACGATGAGCACAAAGTCCTGGACCGAGTATTGGGACCTATTCATCGGCAAGGCGATTGGCTGGTTCATCGAAGCTCACTATCCGAAGGACTTTGGCGAATATGAGTTCGAGGTCCCGCTGACGAAGATCGTTGAATTCTTCGGAATGGACCCCGACCCGGTCGACGCTGAGATTACGATACTCGGGCACGCCGACGTGGTGGACTTTGCCAATAAGATACTATTGGAACTCAAGACGACAGCCGGGATGGAGCACGTTCAGGAGGAAGCCAAGGAGGAACACAAGTTCCAGCTTCTCTCCTATTACCTGCTCGGACTAATCCAGGTTCCCGATATGTTCCGCGAGCTGAGGAGTGCGCGGCTGGTGTATCTCGGGAAGACCTTCAGCCGGGGAAAAGGCACGCGACGCTACGTTGAGCATGAAATCCCCCTGAGTACGCCGAACTTCGTGGTCGAGGTTCGGATGCTGCATGTGGCATTGAAGACAGGCAAGCCACCAAACACCGAATGTCCGTCATGGATGTGCGGGAGATATTGCGAGGGTTCGGCAGAATGCCAGGCGGAGGGATGGCCCGAATGAAGGTCCTTGTTGCTTGTGAATTCAGCGGCAGAGTGCGCGACGCTTTCATTCTGCAAGGACATGATGCGATAAGTTGTGACTTTCTACCGACAGAAAGACCAGAAGGGCCGCACTATCGGGGCGATGTTCGGAAGATAATCAATGATGGTTGGGACATGATGATTGCCTTTCCGCCATGTACGCACTTGGCGGTTAGTGGCGCAAGATGGTTTAAAGAAAAACGAACAGAACAAGAAGAGGCACTAAATTTCGTTAGATTATTACTTGATGCGCCGATATCAAAAATCGCACTCGAAAATCCTGTGGGAATTATCTCGACACGAATTAGGAAGCCAGATCAAATAATTCAGCCCTGGATGTTTGGACATCCTGAAACTAAGGCAACATGTCTATGGTTAAAAAATCTTCCAAAACTTAAACCTACAAATATTGTTGAGGGTCGTGAGGGGCGGATTTGGAAGATGGGACCAAGTCCAACTCGTTGGATGAATAGAAGCCGTACATATCAAGGAATTGCTGACGCGATGGGCGTTCAATGGGGGAACCTATCTTGATAGGCATCGCCTTTTGCGGGAGATATTGCGAGGGTTCGGCAGAATGCCAGGCGGAGGGATGGCCCGAATGAAGGTCCTTGTTGCTTGTGAATTCTGCGGCAGAGTGCGCGACGCTTTCATTCTGCAAGGACATGATGCGATAAGTTGTGACTTTCTACCGACAGAAAGACCAGAAGGGC